GGCAGGCATACGTTCGCGGCACCTCGATAGCGCTTGGTCCCCTGGGGAGGTCGTGATGCAGCGTCATTGCGACCGATGTGGCAAGCCGTACGAGGCCAAGCGGCCGACGTCGAAGTACTGCTCGTCCAGTTGCCGTTCTCGCCAGTCGACGAATCCAAAGGCGTCGGTGACGGCGATCCCGCCGAAGACTGACGCAGCCGGCCTGACCGCAGTCACTGAGCGTCAACTGGACGCCGCGAACCGGCTGGACACGGTGCTGGGCCAGCAGGCGTTGGCGCTAGCCCAGCGGATCGCTTCGCCGCATGAGACGGGCGCGTCGGTGGCGTCGCTGTCCAAGGAGTTCCGGGCGGTCATGGAGGCCGCGATGGACGGTGTGAACGCTGTGGCGAACCCGCTGGACGAGCTGAGGGCGCGGCGTGAGCGCAAGCTTGCTGGCGGTTGAGCCGTTCCACCGGGCGGCACCGCAGTTCACCCAGACCCTGGGGCCCGAGGTGGCCGAGCTGAGCGAGATGGTGGGCTTCGCGCCTGATCCGGAGCAACGCCTGGGCCTCGACCTGCTGTTCGCTTTGAACGGCTCGAAATCGGCCGCTTTCGAGTTCTGTGTGATCTGTTCCCGGCAGAATTTGAAGACCGGTTTGTTCAAGCAGGCGGCCCTGGGCTGGCTGTATGTGACCCGCGAGCGGCTGATCGTGTGGTCGGCGCACGAGTTCCGCACCACGCTCGAGGCGCTGCGGGACATGGTGGATCTGATCTACAGCAGCAAGTTCCTATCCGACGAGGTCAAGACGATCAAGACTGCAGCCGGGCAGGAGTCGATCGAGCTCAAGACCGGTCAGCGGCTGATGTTCAAGGCCCGCACCAAGTCCGGCGGCCGTGGCCTATCGGGCAACAAGGTCGTTCTGGACGAGGCGTTCGCGCTGCAGCCGGACCACATGGGCGCGCTGTTGCCGACGTTGTCGGTACAGCCTGATCCGCAAGTGGTGTACGGCTCGTCGGCGGGCCTGGAGACTTCCGAGGTGTTGCGCGGCATCCGGGACCGCGGCCGGCCTGGGGTCTCGCCGCGGCTGGCGTATCTGGAGTGGGGCACTGATCGCGGCGGTTGTGAGCAGGACCCGTGCACGCACGATCTCGGTGTGCCCGGCTGCGCACTCGATGATGTGGAGAATTGGCAGCAGGCGAATCCGCTGCTGGGCCGTACGCGGGCCAACGGGACTGGGTTGACGCTCGAGTACGTGCAGGCTGAGCGGCAGGCGTTGCCGCCGCTGGAGTTCGCTCGTGAGCGGCTGGGTTGGTGGGATGAGCCTGGCGCGGCGGCGGTGTTCGGCCCCGGCAGATGGGAGGCGTGCGCGACGACCGACCGGCCCGACGGGCTTCCCGTTGCGGCGCTCGCGGTGGCGGTGTCGTGGGAGTTGACGCACGGCGCGATCGCCGCTGCGGCGCAGGACGGCGAGGACGTGCATCTCAAGCCGCTGCAGCATGGCCGGGGCACTTCGTGGCTGGTGGCTCGGGCCAAGGAGCTGCAGGACAGGCATCAGGTGGACGTGGTGATCGACGGCAAGGGGCCGGCGGCGGCTCTGATCGACGACCTGGAAACCGCCCGCGTTCAGTTGAAGGTGGCCGACACGACCGATGTGCTGGACGCCTGTTCCGACCTGTTCGACCGAGTGCAGGAGCGCAAAGCCAGGCACGGTTCGTACCCGGAGCTCGAGGCGGCCGTCTCAGTGGCCGTGAAGCGCAACGTGGGCGACCGGTGGGCGTGGGGCCGTAGGCAGACCGAGGCCGACATCTCGGTGCTGGAGGCGGTCACGTTGGCGTCGTGGTGGGCCGCGCAGATCAAGAGAGTTCCGGCGATCTTCTAGGAAGGGTGGGACATGAGCTTCTGGACATGGCTCACCGGGGCCGGTGCGACTCCGAACGCGACGGTGGGCGACCCTGACAGCGTGGGGCCCGGCTACTCGCCCGGCGACCCGGACGGGTTTGAGATCGAGGCCGTCGAGCCGAGCAACAACCGGATGGCGGCGATCGTGCCGTCGCCGTGGGACGGCTGGCCGGCGAGTTGGGCGAGCCCAGCATGGAACGGCTTCGGCTCGAAGTTCGACGACCTGGTCGACACGGCGTGGGCGGCGCTGGATCTGAATTCTTCGGTGCTCTCGACGATGCCGGTGTACCGGACTCGTAACGGTCAGGTATTGCCGCCGACGACGTGGATGATGAATCCGGACCCGATGATTTATACGTCGTGGCACGAGTTCGCCCGCCAGCTGTTCTGGGACTACCAGCTGGGCGAAGCGTTCGTGCTGCCGATGGCCCGCAGCGCAGACGACCTGCCGTACAACTTCCGGGTGATCCCGCAGTGGCTGATGAACGTGGAGATGTCCGGCGGGCGCCGGGTCTACAACCTGGGCAAACTGGACGTGACCGACGATGTGCTGCACATCCGGTACAAGTCCACGACGGACGGCGCGCGGGGTGTGGGGCCGTTGGAGTCGGGCAAGACCCGGCTGGTGGCGGCCGGTGTGTTGGCCCGGTACGCGACGGAGATCGCGCAGGGTGGCGGTATCCCGAAGTACGTGCTCGAGGTCGAGCAGCAGCTGACCCCGGCTCAGGCAGGCGAGGTGCTGGACCAGTGGTGGGCGTCGCGGATGCAGAACTTGGGCGAGCCGTGGAAGCCGGCGGTGTTGTCCGGCGGGGTGAAGGCGAATCCGTTGCAGCTTTCGCCGCAGGAGATGGCGTTGTTGGATCTGGCGAAGTACAACGAGGCGCGGATCTCGAATCTGCTGGGTGTGCCGCCGTTCCTGCTGGGTCTGCCGTCCGGTGACGACTCGATGACGTACAGCAATGTGACGAGCCTGTTCGACTTTCACGATCGGCGGTGTTTGAAGCCGGCTGCGGTGCATGTGATGTCGGCATTGTCGGGCTGGGCGTTGCCGCGGGGTCAGTCGGCTGAGTTGAACCGTGACGAGTATTCGCGGCCGACGTTCAAGGAGCGGGCCGAGGCGTACGAGAAGTTGGTGGCGATCGGCGTGCTTGACCGTGAGGAGATCCGGACCATGGAGCGCTTCATCGGTACGGAGTCGGCCGAGGCGCTGACAGGAGGTGGCCGGTCGTGACGGAGATCGTCGTGCCCGAGGTCGAACATCGCAGTTCGACGCTGGAGGATGTGGATAAGAAGCTGCGCCTGATCGACGTGCTGGCGGTGCCGTGGGACGAAGAGGCGGATGTGTTCTACCGCGGGGAGATCTGGCGCGAGTCACACGATCGACATGCCTACGACGGGATCGAGAGCCACGCAGGTCGGATTCAGGTCAACCGCGAGCACGCGAAGGGCGACACGGTTGGCAAAGTGGTTCAAGTCGACCCGTCGCATCCGAAGGGCCTGTTCACCCGCGTCAAGATCTATTCCACTCCGCGCGGCGATGAGACTTTGACCCTGGCCGATGAGGGCGGCGCGTTCCCCTCCATTGGGTTCCGGCTGAACCGCCTGAGCGACCAGAAGCTTGATCGGCGAACTAGGACGCGCAAGATTCTTCGGGGCTTCATGGACCATCTGGCGATGGTCGAGGACCCGGCATTCGTAGGGGCCGAGGTGTTGGCTGTCCGAGCGGGACAGCACGGCCTGGTAGTGGCGGAGCGGCCACTGCCCGAAACACCAGCGCTGGATGAGGCGATGAGCGACGACCTGCTCGCATGGGCCGCGTCGCGCCTGAACCGGTAACTCGCACACCACCGGCCCCGAGCGGGGGCCGGCATCGACGACTCCGGAGCGCGGGGACGGTCGAGGAGTGCTCCCTCATCACATCTCACTTAGGGAGTACCCACCATGGCTGTGAACAGCCAAGCCAACGACGCCATGATTCGGCGTCTCGAGAAGGAGCTCGAGGAGCGCAACGCATACGCTCAGGGGCTCATCGCGAGCGTTCAGGACGCCGAGCGCGACCTGAACGACACCGAGAAGACGCAGCTCACCGAGGTGCGCACCCGCATGGGTGTCATCAAGGAGCAGATCGAGGAGCTGTCCGAGACCGCCCGCATCGCGCAGGACATCGCGACCCGCGCCAAGCAGGTCGATGCGGCCATCACCACGGCCCGCCGTAGCGGCGAGTCCGGTCCGGTGGAGTACCGATCGGCCGGCCACTGGATGGTGGATCTGATCGGGGCGGCAAGCGGTAGCCGGGACGCCAAGGAGCGTCTGGAGCTCTACGAGCGGGCCGCCGCGCACCAGAAGACCGGCGACAACCTCGGCATCGTGCCGGACCCCATCGTCGGCGAGGTCGTCAACTTCATCGACGCGGCTCGCCCGCTCGTGTCGTTCCTCGGCCCGCGGGACATGCCGTCGGCGACGTGGCATCGCCCGAAGGTCACTGCGCACACGCTGGTCGACCAGCAGGGTACTGCGGGCGCGGCTGCGGATGAGAAGTCCGAGCTGGTCTCGCAGAAGATGACGATCACCCGCCTGACTGCGAACGCAGTCACCTATGGCGGCTATGTGAACGTGTCGCGGCAGAACATCGACTTCTCTTCGCCGTCGGCGCTGGACGCGGTCATCAACGACCTGGCGGCGCAGTACGCCATCGAGACGGAGGCGGCAGCGGGGG